TCATATGTTTGATGATGATGAAAACTTACGCGCATTCATTATCGCGCCCTCTCCCGAAGAACATTATCAAGGAATGGCTCATGATTTAAGATTGAGAATAAGAGACGCGTCGAACAAAGGAGACGAGATTCAAACTGAATTACTTCAAAAGACATTAAGAGAGCAAATGGATTACGCGCATAAGTCAATAGGTTACAATGCAAGTCCTTCTTATAGTGAAAAACAGATGGATGAAATAATTCAATATGCTCAAATGCATAATGCTACTAAATTAGCATATCCTTTCTTCAAGAGACTAATACAGCATGGGCGACCTGATAGTTTCAAAACAGGAACTCCGAGAGAAAATAATCAAACCCGCGCTGACGCATCAATGGTGTATGAATTAAGTGAAAAGTTTATGCGCAATAGAAGTCCAGAAGAGAAAAGAGACTTCTTAGAAAATGGGAAGGTGTCGTGCATGGCTCGCGATGGAAAAACAGTATCAAGTATTGATGTTAAAAAATTAATTTCACAGGATGAAATAGATTCATTAGTTAATCACAAAGTAAAGCGTTTGGCTTTCAGCGTTGGTGATAAACCATTACATAATGCTAAAGAGCATTTCTTAGGTCATGAGTCAAAAGGTGAAAGACCTACTGGTGGGGAAGTGTTAGAAGGATTTATCAACGGAGACATAGGACATCAAGACCCTGAATTAGAAAGAGATTACAAAATCGCTCAAGTAACATTGGATAAGGTGCGCGCATCTTGTAAGAGTAAAAACAGTAATGAAGAATTAATAAAGAGATTATTCGCGCGTTATTGGCCCCATGAGCAAACAAGTGGCGAACCTGTTAGTGATAAACAATACCAAAAATTACGCCATGCGCGATATGCACACAAGGGCGGTCACCATCATGAGGGTGAAGCAATAGTCGATGGTATGACTATGCCTTTGATGAGTGGTGGAGAGAGTGTGCATCATTATGATTATGGTGGGAAGAAAAATGCGCATCTTAGTATGAAGAGGGAACTCAGCGCGTTGAGTGCTGTGTTACAAGATGTTAAAGGGCAAACTCAAGGTAGTGCTTATGCTATTCGAGGAGAAGACCAATTCAGATTATTAGCGAGTAGTAAGACTATGGCAAAACTACCGGAGCGTTTGAAAACTATCTTCGGTGCTTTACAAGAAGAGACTAAAACAAATACAAACAGAGGCGAGGTTCCGGCTGAACTAACAGAATTACCCATTGGTGGCAGACATCCATCAGTAGCCACAATGCCTGCTGTTGCGACTTGTTTAGCATCGCGCGATAAGATGGGGACAGAAATAAACCCATCAATGACTTTCCGCCATAGACCTCTCAACTTATTGGTTGATGAACCTAAGCATAATTTATTTCACCAACCAAAGGCTCAACATATTAATTGTGTGCATCCCCAATTACTAACCCATTGTGAGCCGGGTATGACTAATTATGATGATACAGTATCATATAGTAACGAACCACAACCACTCGTATTGAATACGGGTGAATCTTTACCTGCTGGTGAAGGTTTGAATATGGACCATGCGGCTTCTCAAGAAGCAATGGATGCGGCTTTAGGAAACTCAGCGCAGTATTTTCAATACTGTTCAGATAGAGTAACAGATGATACTCTGATTTACAAAGATGATGGGCGACCTGTTCCTATCAAATCAATGCATAGAATCTTCGACCTTAGTGATTTGAAACACCTGCGCGGCTTTAGTGGTGATTGGGTTGTTTCACATATACCTGAAGGTCAACCTATCATTTTACAAAAGAAAGGTAAGAAAGCGAAAGCGTATAATGCTGACATGGAACTGGTTGAATTGACAGATGATATGAAGCAAGAGATGGCTAAAGTGAATGATAAAGACTTCATAGTTCACGCAGTCATTGACGAAAAGAGATTATATTTCATTGATTTGCTTGAAGCCGCAGATGAAAAGACACACAATATGCCCGCTAAAGACAGAGTAAGACACCTACGCGCGCACTTTGAATCCTCGGTGCATATCAAAATGCCTGAACCATATAACACAAAACGCACCGATGATGTAGGAATGCCTCATGTAATATCTCTTTTGCGCGAAGAATCAAGTGCTGATATTCTATTAAGAGACGCGGAAGGAACTTACATGAGAGGTGAGATACGCCACCCTAAATGGGTTCGTATGAGCAAGGAAAAGAAAATAGATGTTATTGTTCTTGACCGTAAAGGCACTAATTATCGAATAGGCGTTGGTCCTATAATGCACCCTGAACACTATGGTGCGCGTGCTGTTGAGTATGAAGAACAACATTACATGGATGTTGGTAGCGCGAAAGGCCCAAGAGGATTCGACAAAGGGGAATATGTTAGTATATTCTGCACAGGTGTTACAAGCACAAATGATGAATACCCGATATATACTATTCGTTCAGCGCGTATCAACAGAGATGGACATCCCCAAGCAGCAGATAGTGTTGAATCATTATATGTCTTAGAAGGAGATTTCAAAATCCCTCATAAGACGCGTTTGAAGAAAGGATGTATTCACATACAGTTCCCTGCACTTAACGACGAAGTGATATACACGGTAGAGAAATATGATGAAGGGTGGGTGTTAGACGCGAAAGAAAGTATGTGGGATGGTAATTATCTATACAAATTAGCAGAAGAGATGCGAATGTATTGGAGTCCAATAGCAACAGTATTGCTGAAAAGGGAAGTTGACCCTGAACACCCCGCAGGTCATACAAAAAAGCGTAAGAAGATATTACCTAAAGAAGAAGAGATAATTAAGCGCGGACTTGAAATGGCTGAATTGATGTTAGACCGCGTATCAAAAGAGAAGATAACATCCACAGGTGTTGAAGGGCTTGGTATTGATTACGCGAGTGCTGATGTTGAATCCCCGCGTGGACCAACTTCAAACATGAACGATGATACAATGCCTGACTTTGACCCTGCATCGCGTGACTACAAAGAAAAGCCCGCGGAATCCAAGAAAAAAACAACTCGTATTCGCACTACTGAAGGCGAAGAAGCCACAACAGATAATCGTGGAAATATCACTATAACCAAACCGCGCGTTTAATATACAAATAATGCGTGACGGGGTTTGATGGCAATCCTTGCTCCGACCACCTCATCACCTCTCGTCCTTAAGGGATTAGGAGAGGATTTGATTGTGGCAGGCTACGCATCTGTTGAGATGGTAGACAAGCAAGGTGACCTTATCACAAGGAGTGCATTGAAAGACGCATTTGGCGGATTCATGAAAGCAGATGGGTTCCGAAATGTGCAACTCGCACATTCCAATATTCAAGTAGGGACTGTGATTCCTGCATATACCGATAGCGGTGGACGCGTTTGGAAGTCTGAAGTAGACGATACCGGCATGTTTGTTGTTATCAAATTACGCGGTGATATTGAAAAAGCCCGCGAAGTAGCATCAGAAATCCGTAAAGGTAACCTACGGTCGTTCTCAATAGGCGGTCAAGCCTTTGAGCGTGTCAACAAAAGCGACGCAACCCGCGGTGATTACCGTGAAATCCGTCGTATGGAACTCCATGAGGTAACGATATGTGAGAAGGGAATTAACCCTGAAGCGCAATTTCGTATTCTTAAGGAAGACATAACAGGTGATACTATGACGGACCCGATGATGGAACTACAAAGCGTATTGGAAAGACTATCTAAGAAATTAGACGATGAGGAAGATGATAAAAACGACAACCCTTTCCCTCCTAAGAAAGACAAGAAAGACATGGAAGAGAAAGATGCAATGTTTACCGGCGACGAAGAAGACGAAGAAGACGAAGAAGGCGGAATGCCTGCTGGTCTTGAAGGTCTTAGCGACGCACCTCCTAAGAAGAAACACACACTCCCCGAACACGACGACGAAGAAGAAGGCGGCGAAGACGAGGAGTTTGGATATGGTGAAGATATGACAGCAAAAGCAGATGAAATGATAACAATGGACTATCTTAACTGGCTTGAGCAAACAGCAAAGTCCGGTGGACATGATGTTGCTGATGCTCGCGCTCACTTTGATAGTGTGACTAAAGGATATGGACCCGGACAATCCGGCTTCGACCACCGCGGACAAGGTTCTCTTGAAGGCGCAGGCGAAGGCGAATCATCCAAGCGTCCTAAGATGGACTTTGGTTCCGCGCCTCGCGGAAACACAAATGTCATTAAGTCTGACTACCTTGCACCGAGCAATGTATCTCAATCCGATATTGAATCGGCTTATGAAGTTTACAAAGCCGCGGCAACTGAACAACAATTCAAAGGCTCTCTTGGGAATTATTTCTCAGACCGCCTAAACGCAGAACAGGTAATTGCAAAGAACCAAAAGGCTCGCAAATCATTCGATTCGCGCAAGCCTCTTCTTGAATTACAGAAGGCTGTTGTTGCTCTTGACCAGCGCATTAGTAATGTTGCAACCACAAGTGGAGAAACAATCGCAAAGAGCGTTTCTCACAGCACAGTAAATATTCCCGAAACAGCAGAGATGGCTAATATGTCGTGGGACGATGTTCACCGATTGGCTAACAAAGCATTAAGGGGAGAGTGATTGACATGGCACGAAATTATGTAAGAACAGTTCAAGATATGGAGAGATACTACTACGGTGGTGCAGCACAGACAGGATATACCTACTCAAGTGGCGACATTTTGAAGGCAGACAGCCCTCTGATGTCCACTACCGCGGGTTCCTATCAGGCAGTATATGGTCGTAAAGTATGGTCACAGTTGAACCAAGAGTTTAACGCCTTTTCAATCCTACCTAAGAAACCGTGGGAAAGAAGTGGTTGGAGAATCTTGACTGGTCGCGCTTCCTTTGAGAAGGGTGGCGGTCTTGCTGAGAATGCAACACTACCGGACACCAGTAAACCGGAGTTCCTACATGTTGCAGCAAAGCCTAAGACTATTGCTCACACCTTCGACCTATCTGAAGTTAGCATGTTCTTATCCGATAAGGATGATGGAATGGGCGATGTTCGCCAAGTCCTAAAAGAAGAAATGGGTAAGCACCACGCTGAGCATGTAAACAAGATGCTCCTTGAAGATGTTACAACTGCTGCTGGAAACGACTTTGAATCACTTGACCGTGTTACAAGCGACCCTGCGGTAATGACTGTTACACAAGCCGGTGTTGACACATTAGTGGACCACGATATGTATTCAATTACTCGCGATGGTTCAGCGGCTTTCCACAGCGCGGAAGTAGATGTAGGTGGCTCATCCGGTGTAGCAGCAACTAACAGAAATCTTTCACTAAACCAACTTGATGGAATGTTCCAGAAGATTTGGACCCGTGGTGGTAATCCAAAGGTTATCCTAACAGGATATGATACTTTGATGCGCACACAGCAACTTCTACAATCTCAGCAGAGATTCATGGATAGCAAGAGAATCACCCCTACATACTCCGGTGTGAAGGGTGTTCCGGGTATCGAAGCAGGATTCATTGTTGCAACATACAATGGTGTCCCAATCATCCCAACTAAGGATATGGGAGACGACACCGCTACTGCGGCAGGTTCTATATCGCGTATGTATTACCTTGATACTGACTATCTATGGTTCCAGACCGCGATTCCAACACAATACTTTGAATCCGGTATCGAAACTGGTGACCCATTCGCGATTAACCGTCTTGGACAAGAGGGGCTATACCGAACAATGGGAGAACTTTGGTGTTCTTTCTTTGGTGCAAGTGGTAGCATTCGCAACTTACAATGAGGTGATGAAATATGACAGCGACAACACACAGAGGAATAACATACACAGGAACAGGAACATACACCATTACGGCTGACTTAGATTTGGCTCTATGGGCTGGTGTGGACCAAGACGATACAACATGGTTAACATCCTATCCGGGTGCTTTGACTTCGTTCGCGGCACGACAGACTGATGGTGCAAACAGAATGCAACCACGGTTGATATGTCTCACACTAAGCGCGGCATTAGCAGATACTAACACACTAATTCTAAGCGGCGATGTTAATGCGATTCTAACAACACAAGTTAGCGCACAGACCACAGGTGTTTCATCCGTTAAAGTAACTACATCGGGGTTGACATGCACATTTGAATGCGAATCAACCGCAGACGGAACTACTGATTCAACAGGCGCGGCAAGTCTTTGGCTAATTGTGGCTTGAGGTGTTTTTATTGCCTACCGTGACTTATAGAGGCGAGCATAAAGCGGGCCGTAATATGGGTGCTATGGGTTTTTGGCATTGGGGAGAACCACAAGTAAAGACTCAAGAGTGGGTTGATACCTTCTCTAAGGGACTTGTGGGTAACTTCCATGTCGATGGTAGTATGTTCGCGTTGACTATAATTACTGTCGCGAGCAGCGAAGATAGCGCACCTGACATGGGTTGGACAAAGGGTGATATTATGTCTTGGATGGACGAAAAGGATATTTCATATTCTGCTCTGAACACTAAGGCTAAATTACTCGCGAAGGTTGATGAATACCTCAACCCTACCGAAGACTCTATGAGCGAAGGCAGTATGGAACAAACAATAGGAGATGAAGAATAATGGCGGCAGGTAACACATTAAACACACGAACGCATGTATTGGGCGATATGCTCATGATGGAAGGAACATTCACAGACGGCGGACTTGATGTGCATTACGGAGATACTCTTCGCAATGTCGTCGCGGCTGGCGGACATGTAACCACTCTATACGATACAGGAATAATAGCCGATGGTGAAAAAGCAGTAGCAGATACTACTTTTACAGTCAAAACTGTGGACCATAGACTTCACTTCAATGTTGGAGAATCAGTTTATGCAAGTCCTGATGGAGATGCAGCCACGGCTGTTAGAGTAGGAGTTATCACCGCAATGGCAGCAAATGCTACCGGAATGGTGCTTGATAGTGTATTGAGTGTAGTAGCAGATGATGCTACACTTTTCAAACTCGGACCAGACCAAAGCGCAGTCACATTGAACGATGGTAGCCTTACAGTCTCCGTTGACGAAACCAACAATTATGTTGTGTTCGGAAATGGTAACTTAGGCGCGGCAAGCACAGCACATATTCAAGATGGTCGCTGGTGGATTCTCGGCTTAAGGGCTTGAGGTGATTCACCTTGACTGACACTAAAGTGTTTGAGTTTACACCTGACCAAGCAACTGAAACAGGTGTGACAGTAGCAGCAGGTGTCCAAAAGGTGCTTGATGATTACACCAACGCTAAAGCAGTTGAAGGCATTACATCATATTTGATGCAAGGAAATCTATATGTCGTGGTAGTCACCGCTTGAAGGTGATAGTATGACGGGATTTACAACTCAAGACATTCACAGAATGGCTAAACAGGGTTGGTCACAAGACGAAGGCGACCGTGTAGATGATACACAACACGACAAACTGAAAGGTGTTGTTAAGAATCAAAACACTCGTTCGCGAAACATTCGCGATGTTCTCAATATCGGTAGCGGCACTCGTTGTCGTCATTGTAGCATGTTACATTTTTGTTATCTTGAACGATGCGGGGCTTGTAACAAAGCAATGGATTATAATCTTGGCAAAGTAGAGAAGGTGATTTAATGAATCCTATTAATGCTGCATGGTCACTCTTGAAGGCGCAAAAGAAACCATATCCAAAAGGCTCATCACCCGAAGAAAGAGCGCATGATAAATTGATGGAATCAATGGCCCCAACTACACCGCCACCCAAAAAAGTTCGCGTAGGTATTCCGGGTCAAGAAATACCTCTTCGTAGCACTATACCTGCTGATTCTCCTTTATTCTATGGACAGGGTAACACCCCGCCGCAACAAACCGAGGTGGAATGATGCCAACAGTCTTTCAAACAGGAGAACGCGCGTCAAGACCTCTTGACCCTACGCGTTTGTATTACACATCAGCACAAAAGGTTGCAGACATACTTCAAATCCCACTCCCTGACCCTGTATATCTAACAGTAGATAGTAACACAGGTGCAACAACTGCTATTATTTCAGCAAGCGATTACAGACACACCGGCTTTGAAGTCGGTGATAACATTGAAATCGCAAGCGATGTCGAAATGGGTGAAACGCGTATCATTACCGCCATTGCTCGCAATGGAACAGGTGTGATTATCACATGGACTGATGCTTTAGTAGGAGATTATGATACAGCAGATAGCGCATCTATTCAACCTCTTCAGGCATTTACAAACGGTAAGCGTAAGGGTGTAAGCAAATCACAAGTGGAAACCTTGATTATGCGCACACAAGATAAGATTGATAATCTCACTAATAACTCATGGCGACCTATGTTACAAACAGCAGAATACATTAATTTCGATACTTACAAACCATACAGACGCAGATACTATACTGATTATGTTGGTTCAGCCCCTTTAATGTTTAGAAATGCTCAGCAGATACTGAGACTTGAATTATGGCAAGGTGCTGACTATCGCGAGATAGCGTGCGCAGAAGTGAGACTAAAAGTTGTCAGTAACACATTATTAGTCGCAGACACCGACGCGGTATATCTATGTCCGGGCGGTGGTGGTGTTGCGACACTCACAGTTGGCTCAACAACATCTAAGTTTAGTCCTCTATTTGACCCTGTGACAACTGCTCAGCAATTAGCCGACCTCATCAACAAAGATTTGCGTCGTGGTAAGACAGCAACCCTATTCACACCATCATTCGCTCTTGAAGATGCAGAGGCTGAAGGTGGAAGTGTAACGGCTAATGTTCATCATGAGTTTATGGCATCCGCTAATTCAGACTATGGTGGTTCTAAACTCAAACTCACAAGTATGCGTCGTGGAGACGGAGGAGAGAATGCTACAATTGCAATTACTAACGAAAATGCAATTAGTATCTCAGGCGCGAACTCCTTCTTAGGAGAGGTAGCCTCATCCACAGCATCTACAATTACACTCGTTACTGCGGCATCTTTTGTCGATTATGGCTTGATTAAAATTGGTTCAACCGTTGGTTACTACACAAGTAAGACAGGTAATGTATTGAACGGTGTTGTTGACTTAACAGGCGACATAAGCGCGGCAGCGACAGCGGCGGCAGTAGTAAGTCAAACAAGATTCACTATTGATTATGTTGGAGGGACTACGGGTGATGAAGGTCGTCTTAGAGATTGGTGGTGTGACTATGATTTAGGTATCATTTACTTCAACAACACATATCCTTACTTTTCATGGAACGCGATTAAGTGTTCGTATGTGTATGGTGAGCGATATGTTGAGAAAGCGATTGAAGATATTTGCACCAAGTTGGTAGCAATGGATTTGATACTGTCTGACGACCGTAGCGTTCTCCTACCCGAAGGGACACAAAATGTTGATTTGGGTTCAAAATACCAACTTCTAAAGGCTCAAGTAGCGGAAAGTTTACCGCGCTATGTTGAGGTGATGACGCTTGACTGAGGTATTTGATATGAGTTTTCTCAAGAACATCAAACCTGTTATCGCGAAGATGCGCGAAGAGATGATACGGTCTGACGAAGGGCGCATCTATCTTGTCGCTTCTGCTGACGCGTATGGCTATGATGTTGATAGCGATTATAATATCATACTCCAAGATGGCTCGATAATGAAAAGCAATCATAGCGATTATGATTCTATCGTCAAAATGGCTAAGAAGGATGCGCGTAACAGTCCTATATGGGGTGACTTCTAATGGCACTCGAATCAGTTGAGTTAATCAAGACTTTATTCAGCGATGGATGGAATCGTGCTAACACCAAACAAAGAAAACCCATCATTCAAGACATCACTACTGTTGACCCCGGCGGTAAAAGACTTGACCTTTCTCGACATGACGCTATCGTGCTATACGAAACAGCGCATAACGAAGAACAACCTGAAGTATTCTATGACTTCGTTCACACTCGCATAAATGTAACTGTTGATGCGCGAACTGTTGAAGGACGCGCGCAACTTATGAAGATGGAAGATGAAGTCCGCAGGGTGGTTCATGCTAATAGAAAAGGTGATGGTATCAATTTCGACCGATTACTCTATAAAACAAGGACTGACCTTTCGGACCGGACGAAGCGGTTGCATCGCATGACCTTTCAGGTCGAGATAGTTATATTCAGCGAATTAATAGTATAGAAATGAGGGAAAAACATGGCATCGACAGTTTACAAGGGTGATTTAGCAGAAGTAACATTCGGACACGAATGTGGTATAGTGATAGCACATGGTTCGTTTGGTGGCGCAACATTCAGCATCGGCACAGTCGGTGATATTTCAACAATCACATTCGCAAGTGGCGCAAGTGGTTTTTTCAGTAGCGGCTCTTTGCTTAGATACCCTGTCGGTATGCTTGTTGGTTCTCAACTACGCGTCATTGGTGGAGGAAATTACAATTTAGATGATTATTCAGACAAAGGACATGTGTATAATATCGTCGCAAATGAAGGTGCTACAATCAAAGTTAGCCCTGCGATGAAAGAAACAGGCGCGAGTGCAAGCGGTGATGAGTTGATGATTGATGGTCTTGCAACACCTACCTGTGATACAGGAATGGCTTACCATGCTGACGCTCTATCATCCGATGAAACAATCCTTACAGACCAATTCATAGGACTTGCTGCTACTATTTCTCTCCCTGAAACAAAAGTAGAAATCCGCCGAAGTCACATAGTGGGTATTGGTCGTGATGTTGTCATTCAAGAACCTCAAAGCATGAAGAATGAAGGTGGTTCTATGGAAATGATGATGAACAGCGCGCGTTGGTTATACTACGCTCTTGGTGCGCAAGTTATTAACGAACCTGCGGCTGTTAAAGCGACATGTTCGGGTCATACCGAAGTTGATATTATCGCAGGTGATACTTACTTCGCATACACAGGCACAATGACTGCTCCGCCTACCGTTGGAGAATACATACTTATTGTTGACGGAACAGCCGTTGACTTTCCTAATGACCGAGCCGCAGCAGCCGCTTCTAAGAAGTGGGGTGCGGATGGAGTTGGCACAGATATGGAAAATGCAGAACGCAATGAGATTCGTCGCGTTATTGCTCATGACACAACGCTCACTCAGCGACGAATACATGTTGACGAAGCATTTAATTTCGACCACGCAGTAGGTAACATGAGTCAAAAAGTTGTTGCGTATGATGCGGCTTCTTCTAATGGCTCACCGGCTTTTGATGCAGCCGCCGCTACCTATGGAACAATCACCAATCGTCAATCGCGACTTATCTATCAAGGTGCTACTGTGCCTTCTTTCACTCTTGAATCAAGTATTCGCACACGCAATGTGGGTTCATACAACGCTAATGCCCTGTCCGATAAATCATTAGCCGCACCGGGTTCAGCATCCGACAGTAAGCAACTTACGCGTATTTGGCGCGGTTGCAAGGTTAAGGATTTCTCTATTGCAGCAGATGCAGATGCGGAAGTTAAACTCTCTATCAACTTTGACGCTCTTTACTGCTACACCGATACAGGTCGTCTTGAAAATGCTAATGCTGGTGATAGATACACGGCTCATCGAATGTTTGAGAACATCGCCAATAGTGGAATTAACAGGAAGATAGCAGGCATCGCACCAAATACAGAAAAACCATACTTCTTTTACAATGGTTCAATTAGTGCTTTCGGAATTAATCTCGCGCAGATAACAAACTTCAACCTGACGGGCAACAACAACATCGAGAACTTCTTGACTATTCGTGGCTCATCATTGGCTGAATCGCGAAACACTCTTGGACAATCTCTTGAACAAGTTCCGTTCGCTGGTTCTCGCAACCCATCCCTGTCTGTTGAAAAGCAAGTCGAATATGAATGTGGATTAAGCCTCATCATAAGCGACCCTCTTCTATGGCATGAATACAGAACCAATCGTTCTCATGGCTACACAGAGCCAATCACTCTCACTCTTACCAAAGCAGGAGCAGGAGCAAATCGCGAAGAAGTAATCATAGTTATTGATGATTATATCATCAGCGAAGCACCGTTACCAATCCCCGAAGACAAAGGTGTTATCAAATCAGAAATTAAGATTATGCCGAAGCATGTTCGCGTAATTTCTCACGATGCTTTCTTGGGACTGTGATATTATGGGCGCGTTTGATGAAACTTGGTCTTTACTATTATTGAAACACTCAATTACGAAAGAAAATCCCTCTTCAAAACAAATGATGGATGAGGCAAATCAAGGAGAGAATAAAGTGACATTCCCTGATATTAACGACGCGTCTCCTGAAGAGATGATGGAAAATAACTCAAACGCTGTATCATCCACAGGTAGATTACCCGGTGAAGAACCACCCCCACAAAGTGCGAATCCGCTTAAATTAAGTGTGGAAAGATTGAAAGAGTTGCAAGGGGGGCAGTAAAACATGCGTAAGAGTTTGCACCTCGGAGATGAGCGAAGATTACCCGTGGCATTTGTTGCTGTTGAGAAAAACACATTCATTGCTGAAGAAGTTTTCAACCCCGAAGCCTCCTTAACTGATGGCAATCCGTTTCCCGAAGAAGAGGTAGTTGAAGAAACAACACCTCTTGAAGAAGAAGGACCTACTGATTACAATTCCCTAAC